CTTTATTTATAAAGATATGAAAAAGGAAGACAACAAGCAGATAAAAGCAACGGACTTACTAGAACGTGCTTTAGAGATTTACATAAAGAAAGGAAAAACAAAAACGGTTTCTACTTTAAGAGGATATGACAATAAGATGAATGCTTTTAAAAAGTACATTAAAGATAGCAAAGTAGATGATAACTTAGAACTATTAACACAAAGAGGAATTAATAATTATCAAGAGTACCTACAGACAGAAGCAGACAAAGTTAAAGTAGGTAAAATGGGTGGAGGAAAAGAAAGCATAAACCAGAAGTGTCAATTTATTGCAAAACTAATAAATGAAGTCTTATGCTGCACTAATGATTTTATGGATTTAGCTATACAACCAGTAAAATATATTGCTTTAAAACGCAATAAGAAAAATAAGGAGGAAGGAGTACATTTTCCATTAGATGATAAAGAAATAAAGGCATTTGGGGAAGTAACTGACTTAAACGAGAAACAAATCTTATATAGGGATATATTTGTTTTACAGTGTAGTTGTGGGCAGCGTGTTTCAGACCTTAAACAGTTAATAATGGGTAATTATACCAAAGATGAAAATAACTATATACTGTTAAAGACACAGAAAGAGAGTACACCAGCATACATCTATGAAACAGAAGAAATAAAAAAGATATTAGACAAATTAAAAAGTTACATATTCGACTATAAAGGAAGAACGTGTTTAAAAGCTGGAGAATATAGAATTAATCTAGACAATTTAGATAATGACCCACAATATAATGAAGCAATAAAACTTATAGCTAAAAAAGCAAATCTAAATCGTATATGGACTTATAGGGATGCACAAGATAGACCTTTAAGCAATCCTATACATAAAATAATATCATCACATTGTGCAAGACATACATTTGCAACTATAATGAGAGATAAAGGATATCCAGCTGATAAAGTATGCTGGTTGTTAGGACACGTAGATGATACAATGGTTAAAGCTGTTTATGCACATAATGATAATAAGTTAATATCAAAACAATTAACCGAAACAAGAAAAACTATTGAGGGGGAAGATAAGACAAAAGCAGACGCTTTACAATCTTTATTTGCTTATGACAGTTTAAAAGAGTTGGAAAGAATGAAAGATAACGGTATAAATATATTACCATTATCTAATAAGTGCATATCCATAATAAAAGATACTAGTAATCTTAAAAAGGCTATTCAATTAATGAATACAGCACCTACAGAAGAGCAAGAAGAATTTATAAACAAAGTCAAAGAGATAGGTAAAATAATATGGTATATTGCGGAGCATAAAGCAGACACAACACTATATAATATTTATGAGTATAAGTGTAAAGAATTAGGTATTATAGGTAAAGTAACAGATATAAACCTATTAGAGTATATGTTTGAACAAGACTTAAGGGATGAAGAACTAGAATATTATTCAGATGAAGCCCAAGCAGAAAGACATTTCGAAGATAGCAAAAAAGCCAGCTCCAAATAAGGAACTGGCTTTACTCTTTAATATATTAAGCTATCTATAAAGTCTATATAATTTAACCTACTGCAGTGTAATCTCATATACTCATTTTTTTCAGTATCAAAACTAATTATTCTACCATCATCCATTACATAGATACCCACAACTTTAGTAGTACCTTTAACTATTCCATAATAAGCAGTACTATTAGCTTTACCTTCTTTTGGAAGAGTTATACCATACTTTCTATATTTAATAATACTATCATTACTAATATAAGGATTAGCTTTTACTTTCTTAGCTAATTCATTACTTTTCTGGAGTATCAAAGTATCATAGTATCTAATGGAATCTATTGCACAATAATCTCTTTGTACTATTGTATCTACAATCTCTATATTATTTTCTTTAGCATAAGTTTCTAATGGATTATTAGACTTATTGCAGCTTACTAATGTTATCAATGTGATTAAAATAAATAATGTCTTTTTCATAATGTGTATTTTTTAGCGTATTGTTTAGGTAATAAATATGTTTCTTTATCTATATCTCCAGTTTTATAAACCGTACTATTAGGTAATGATTTATTTTCTACTGTTATTATTTTATCTGCAATCAGTTTCTTAATATCTCTATAGCTAAATAGATACATAGTATCACCAAAGAAATAAACCATCCAGCAATTATTAGTAGTTCCATTATTCTATAGTATATCCATATAATCTAATTTCTATTTCTCCATTATATAAGTATCGTAACTTTCATATCTGGGATTTCTATTTTTAATCTCTACTCCTATTACTTTACCTTTATATGTAAAGAAACAATCTATCCTATCATAATCTCCTTTAGTAAACTATATATCAGTAACTCCTTTACTAAGTAAGAACTACTATAATTTCTATCTACCTATAAGTTCACTTTTCTAATATCCGTTCATAATGATTAAATTTTAAAGGTTAATTTTTCTCTTAATATATAATATCCTCTGTATTGCACATTGTTTATACTCTTTCTTGATTCTTTAATATCAAACCACTGTTTAATATCAGAAGCCTTAGCAGTTTTATCTATTCCTAGCTTTCTGTAAGCATTATTTATAATAGCAATTAATTTATCATTCTTTATAAACTCATTATAAGTAATACTATCCTTTATTATCTTAGTAATCTTTGTAGCATTATTTAGTCTGCTGTTTTTATTTAATAATAACTCTCTAACTCCTTTCTTTGTATATCTAACCGATTTAATTTCCTCTGGAGTTAATTTATAAATGGCATCTCTAATTAGTTCCTCTTTACAAAGTCTTTCTAACTCAAATATATTACCATCTTTTTTAGCTTCTAAAGCCTTTAAATAGTTATCTTTAAATGTTAGTTTCTTTGAAGCCTTAATAACATTATCAAAATTAGCCATTTCCTTATTATATTCAGCATCAGTAGTTAAAGCTCCAGTACTTTCATAAGCTTTCTTAACTGACAAACCACTTTTATAGATTACTTGGTTTACCATATAGTTATAAAGTTCCAGCTTTGGTAATGTATCATAAAACACAAACTTACCATTTTTAGTAGATATATATTTGTTATTAATACTCTTTATTAACATCTTTCTTTGTTTCTCATCATCTATAGAATTAAAGAGCTTAACAATGGCATTAGCAGCATTTAAATCATCCTCTACAGCTTGTTTCATATCATTATAAGTAACATCTAAATTTAAGTCCTTATAAGTGTTATTAAAGATATGAATTATAAGCTTTCTAAATGGATTATTAGCCGTTCTAATTCTACCAGCTATTTGTGGTATATCAGTATCAATACTGGCTTGTGTATGAGTATTAGAAGCTGTAGAAATAACAAAGCATAAAGCAGTATCAGATTCATAATCTACACCTTCAAAAGATTTACAAGTTAGAAAAGTAAACTTTTTCATTTGGACAGTTACTATTTTCTATCTGGAATCTACCTAATTTCTTTTGATTAGCGTCTGTATTTGCACATATAATTCTAACATCCTCTGGCTGCAAATCCGTATATTCTATTAATTTTAGTATATCATTAACACTATTAATAAAGAAGAAAGCTTCATAACTCTTTATTCCATTAATGGAAATATAACCATCAGTTTTATAAGCCTTAATAATGTTAGCAGCTCTTACATAAGGTTTATTTGTATATTCCAGCTTTACCTTTAATGTATCTATATCATTCCAAACAGCTTCTATTTCCTCTAAATCCTTTAAAGCATTTGGTTTAAAATCTGAATTAATTGGAGTAGCTGACATAAAGCAAGCTGATTTATAATCTTTATAACAGTCAAATATACCATTAATAGCATCATATCTATAACTGTATGCTTTTAATAATGAGTGGTACTCATCTACTAATAATTGATACTCTGCTGGATTAAGGTACTCTTTAAGTTTAGGTAACTTATCATAGGTACAAATGATTTTCTTAACTCCATCTCTATTAAGATATTCCTTAAAATTCTTTTTAGTTTGGTAATCAAATAAACCAAATAATCCAAATATTTCTACTGATGTACCATCTTTAAAAGTAGTTACACCTACACCGCTATCAGTACGCTTAATCTTATTTACTATAAGTTCAGTAGTAGGAACTGCTATTACATAATTAATCTCATTCTTTAAAGCTATAGTAGTACCGCCACAGCCAGTAATCTTTTTATTAAAAATACAATTCTTAGGTAAATCTGATAAATGTAAAAATCCATCATTGGATTTAATGTTTAAGTGCTTCATAATGTTATTAAATTAGTAAGTTGAAAAAAATATCTATTATAGTTACAAAAAAAAATACTTTGTTACTTATATAAGCCTAAAAAATGTAACCGACTAAAAAATGCACTTTTAAGCATTAAAAAGAAGTAACCACTTTGTCTATATGAAAAAATTGAGTTTATGATTATATAAAGTTTAGAAAAGACAAAGTATGACATAAATTTTTACTATCTCTATATACATAATTTGTCAAGTTTTGTCTAGGTGAAAATCAAAGAAAAGGGCTACTTAAAGCCCATTTTCTCGATTCAACCTAAAAAAATAATCATTATGTTTATCTATTGTTGCAAACACTTTCTCTAATTTTTCTATAACAAATATATGATATTTTTTTTGTGTTTCCAAGTGAATAAAAAATTATTTTTCTGAATTTTTATTAGACTACTTTAGGCTTTAATTTAAGTCAAAATCTGGTATTTGAGTGATACAATTTTCTTAAAAATCAAGTATAAATAAGCATATATTCAATATTATAAATTTATGCTATAACTATTTGGAATACAGTTCAATTACTTATATATTTGCTATAAGAATATTGATATAAACAACTATAAATAATAACTATAATATGCCTACTTTATAGAAAGCTCCTAAAATTTATCATAACAGATAGGTAAATAAGGAATAGAGAACTGATATTTATTAGAGTAAATAGTGGAAAAAGTTAAGACTATCTTATATAATGTAGCATCCACTTTGTGAAATATGCTTAGCTTTAGGTAAGACTACTCCAGCAGAAGATATACATCATAAGGATAGCTTTCTAAACTACTCTGGAAATATGAGATTAAAAGTAGCTTATGATTATAATAATCTTATAGCTTTATGCAAATAGCATCATTCTTATTTACATAGAAACGGAACAACACACGGACTAAATTTAGATGCTGTTGTTAAAGAATTATCTCCTATGGTGTAATAGTAGCACAACTTTCTCTAAAAGAGTGAGATTCTGGGCGGAACAGAATGGGAGGACTAAACTTATTAAATAGATTGAAATATGAGAATAGACAAATTTATAAAAACTAATGATACGAAGGTAGAACAGCTTACTAAAATGATGGCTGAAACCTTAGTTAATGCAGAAGGTATAGCTAATTTAGCTTACCTATGGGATTTAGAAGATAGTCAGATTTATTTAGATTATTAGGACAAATTAAACCAGTTATCAGTAGAAAGGAAAAAGAAATAATGAGTAATTTTAAACTACCTACTGGACTAAATAAGGAAACTAGAGATTATATGAAAGATGTAATTTCCCACCTTACAGAAGCTGGAGTAATGGAAAATGTAGATACTGCTGCCTTAAATATGTTGGCTAGATGTTATGATACTTTTGTATTAGCTAGTAAGCAATTAGAAACAGACGGCTTAACTGTTAGAAGTGATAGAGGTAATATATCAGAGCATCCACTAGTAAAAGTTAGAAAAGATGCCATTACACAATCAATTAAGATAATGACAGAATTTGGATTAACTGCTAAATCTAGAGCTAAGTTACCACAAATGGAAAATGCAGATAGTGAGTTATCACCATTAGAACAGTTTGTAAAGAATAATAGGGAGGTAAGATAATGAAAGGATATTACCATTATGTAGAAGATGTACTTAATGGTAAAATAGTTGTTGGAGAGCTTATAAAATTAGCTTGTTAGAGATTCAAAGACGACCTATAGAGATAGGATATTTATTTTAATGAATCTGTAGTAGATAAAGCTATTAATTTTATAGGCACTCTTAAACACTTTATGGGTAAATCCAGTGGAAAGCATTTTAAGCTAGAAAACTGGTAGCAGTTTATAATAGCTAATATTGTTGGCTGGTACTGGAAAGATGGAAATACCAGACGTTTTACCAGCTCTTATATAGAAGTAAGTAGAAAGAATGGTAAAACAGCTTTAGCAGCTGCTTTATGTCTTTATTATTTAATAGCTGATGGAGAAGATGGAGCAGAAGTAGATTTAGCTGCTAACAGTAAAGAATAGGCTAAAATTGCATTTGAGTTTTGTAGTAGCTTTAGTAAATAGTTAGACCCTAAAGGAAAGTATTTAAAGCCCTATAGAGATAATGTATAGTTTGCTTTAAATAATTCTAAGCTAAAAGTATTTGCTGCTGATGATTCTAAACTGGATGGATTTAATGCCAGCTTTGGACTTATCGACGAATACCACGCTGCAAAGAATAGTAAGGTTAGGGATGTTATTAAATCCTCAATGGGTATGCGTAATAATCCTCATCTATGTACTATTACTACTGCTGGTTTTGATAAAACTTTACCTTGTTATAAGCTAAGAAGTACATCTATAGAAATACTTAATAAACTAAAGACTGATGATAGTATGTTTATTGCTATCTATTCTTTAGATGATAAAGATAATTGGACTGATAAAGATAACTGGGTTAAATGTACTCCAAACTTAAATGTTACTGTAACAAGTAAGTATATTAAAGAATAGGTACAAAGTGCTATTAATAATCCTAGTGAGGAAGTAGGAGTAAAAACTAAAACCTTAAATCTTTGGTGTGATGTTGCTGATGTTTGGCTACCAGAAAGTTATATAGTCAAAGCCAGTAAAGATATACATTTAGAAGACTTTAGAGATTGTGAATGTTATATAGGTGTGGATTTATCTGCTACATCAGATTTAACGGCTGTATCTTATCTTATTGAGAAGGATAATATTTATTACTTTAAAACTGATTATTATTTGCCAGAATCTGCTTTAGTAGATAAACCAGATAGAGAAACTTATAAACTTTGGAAACAGTAGGGATTAATAACTATTACTACTGGTAATGTTACTGACTATGATTATATTACTAATGATATTGTAGCTGCTAGTAATATCTTAAATATACAAAAGATAGGATATGATAAATGGAACGCTACTTAGTGGGCAATACACGCAACAGAGATAGGACTACCATTAGAAGAATATCCTTAGACAATGGGAAATTTTAACCGTCCTACAAAAGAATTAGAACGGTTAATATTATCTGGTAATACTGTTATTGATAACAATGAGATTACTAGATGGTGCTTTAGAAATGTTGAATTAAAATCTGACTATAACGGAAATGTTAAGCCTAATAAAGGTATAAAATCAAAAAAGATAGATGGAGTTATAGCCATTATATAGGCTTTAGGAATGTATCTTACAGTTCCTCATTATAGCAATGAAATATTAACTATTTAAGAATTATCATCCATATAACTTAATATGGCTTCTATTCTGCGTAATAAATCATCTGTTCCATTAACATTACCATAAAGCACATCATTATAAAGATTTTTTACATCATTTTTAGCTATTACTAATATTTGTTTAGCATTACTACCTACTACAGTCCTTTCTATTACTCGTGTAGGTACATCATTAGAAGATGATTGATTTTCTATCTGTTCTTGCAAATCTTCACACTTTTCTTTATAATCAGCTAATTCTGATTGACAGCTAGATAATTGTGATTTACAATCATTAGCTTCTTTTTCTAATTGATTATATTTAGCTTGTAAAGCATCATAATCATCTTGGCTAGTACCACCACCACAAGAAACTAAACACAACGGAAATAGTAGCAATAATAAACTTTTTCTCATAATCAATAATTGTTAAGTTGGAACAAAGATACAAAAAATATATAATAAATGGAATTTTTTAGTAAAAAGAAAAAAATAGAAGAACGTAGTAATCCATTTGATTATTTGATGTATAATAGCACTGGAAGTTATACAGAAAGTAAGGCTTTACTACTTAGTACGGTTTATAGGTGTGTAGAAGTAATATCTGATAGTATTGCTTAGCTACCATTAGAGCCATATAAGATAGATAAAGATGGATATAAGATTAAATATACAGAACATCCTACCTATAGCTTATTAAATAGAGAGCCTAATAATAAAATGACTAGGTTCACATTTATAAAGACTTTAGTTATTAGTATGCTTTTAAAAGGTAATGGATATGCTTATATAGAAAGAGATATTAATGGAAATGCTAAGGCTTTACACTATATTCCAGCAGAATTAGTAACAGTTATATAGCCACAAACTATTAATGATAATATAGTATATAGTGTTACTGGTATGGCTAATGCTGTTGAAGCTTGTAATATGATACACTTGCTTAACTTTAGCTATAATGGAATTAATGGAATTAGTACATTAGCACACGCCAAAAATACATTAGGCTTATCTACAGACAGTGAAGCACACGCTTAGGGATTCTTTAAAGGTGGTGCTAATTTAGCTGGTATATTGAAAGTACAAAGTACTTTAACAAGTAAGCAAAAGAATGACTTAAAAACTAGCTGGCAGACTGCTTTTAGTCCAGTTACTGGTACTCCAAATGGAGTAGCTGTATTAGAGGGTAATATGGAATTTTAGCCTATAACAGTAAATCCAGCTGATGCTTAGTTATTAGAAACTAGATAGTTTAATGTAGTAGATATATGTAGATTCTTTGGTGTATCTCCAGTAAAAGCATTTGACTTATCAAAGTCCAGTTATTCAACTGTAGAAGCTACAGAGTTAGCTTTCCTTACTGATACTCTTTCTCCATTGTTAGAAAAGATAGAGCTGGAATTTGAGAGAAAATTATATAAGCCTAGTGAAAGAGATAACATAGATGTTAGATTTAATACTGCTACATTATTAAGAGCTGATAAACAATCATTAGCAAGCTATTACAATACTCTATTTTAGATTGGTGTAATTAGTCCTAATGAGATTAGAAAAGAATTAGATTTACCAGCTTTACCAGATGGAGATAATACCTTTGTTTAGGTTAATGTACAAACTTTAAAAGCAGCTACTACTGTTGCTGAAAATAATACTATAAAGGATGGGAGTAATTAGGGTAACAGCAATAATTAATATAGAAAATAATTATTCAAGTAATAAGTAGCCAGAAGATAATACTATAAAAGTTAAGCCTACAACAGATAGTAAGTATATTACTTTTAAGGATAAAAATATATAGGATTGGTGTTTAGCTAATTTTGATAAAGATAAAGATAATAAAATTTCATACGAAGAAGCAGCTTAGGTTACTAGTGAAGAATTTAATAAAGCTAATCTAGCATCAGCTAACCCTACTACATTTGATGAACTATAGTATTTCATTGGATTGTAGGATATTAAAATAGGGGATTTCTCTGGTTTGGAAAGTATTACCTTTCCAAAAGTTGCATTAAAAGTAGACTGTATAAGAGCTACCAATATACATATATAGTATAAATTTGATTCTAGGATATTAGTGGCAGATAATTTAATAGTTAGTAATGAAGCATCTTTGGTTAATCTATATTCAAATGTTTACATAAAAAACTTTATTGTAGATGAGAATAGCATAAATTACTCTAAAGTTGGGAATTTTCTATTATCAAAAGATAAAACCAAACTGATAACTTGTGACTAGGTAAAAACATCTACTATTATTCCTAACTCTGTTAAAACTATTGATAATGCTGCTATAAATTTGTCACTGTTTACAAATATTACTATTCCAGATACAGTTACTACAATAGGAACAAAATTCTCAAACACATTTTTAGAAACCATTGATATAGGTTAGAATGTAAAATATATAGATAAATATTTTGCTTATAATCCTATAAAGCTGAAAAAAGTAATATTTAGGGGTAAAATAGATGATGGGCTGGTTGGTGCTTTTCGCAGTATTAGATATACGTTTGATATTTATGTAAGGGATGAAGATATAGATTATTATAAAGGAATTTTACAAGCACCTTATAATACCTACTTGAGTTCGGGATAAGTTTAG